CGCCCTTAGCTCAGCTGGATAGAGCAACGGCCTTCTAAGCCGTAGGTCACAGGTTCGAATCCTGTAGGGCGTGCCATTAAGAAACAATCACTTACGCCAGTTTTAAACCAGCCTGATTTCCTCCTTGTGTCGTATTTGTGTCGCTAGCGCCAAAAATGGCGTCAATTTTCCGTGCGTGTTCAGTCAGGTGGTTCGGCGCCAGGTGAGCATAACGACGCACCATCTCGATGCTCTCCCATCCTCCCATTTCCTGTAAAACAGAAAGCGGGACGCCGGACTGGATCAACCAGCTCGCCCAGGTGTGCCGGAGGTCGTGAAAACGGAAATCCTCGATCCCCGCTTTTTTCAACCCGGCGCGCCAGGCGTTATTGTCATCCACGCGCATTTTTCTAACCGCGGGCGTCAGTGTCCCATCAGGGCGATGTTTTGCCGTGGTGTGAACGAACACCAAGCGTGAGTGCTTCCCTATCTGATCCCTTAATACCCTGCATGCGGTATCATTCAGAGCCACGCCAATCGCCTTGCCCGCTTTTGCGTTCTCTGGATTTACCCATGCAACCTTTCTCTGCATATCGACCTGCTGCCACTCAAGCCCGATGATGTTTGAGCGGCGCAGGCCGGTTGCCAGTGCAAATATCACCACTGGCTTAATGCTCTCCGGCATGCACTCGATCAACCGCTCAGCTTCTTCTCTGGTCAGCCACCGTATCCGCTTACTGATCGGCTTGCGGGTTTTGATAACAGGAGCTGTTTTTATCCAGCCCCAGTCATTCGCCGCGGCCCTTAGAAGGGATCGAATGAAGGAAAGGTGTTGCGCCTTCGTCGCCTGCGAAACCTGCCGTGGTTTGTACTCCGGAACAGGCTTACCCTTCCTCAGCGCGGCATCACGCCTACTCTCCCACACCTGCAGGTGTTTACGGTTGATCATCCCGTTAACGGCTTCATGAACTTCCTCCGCCGTTATCTTCGAGACATCACGGCCGGAAAAATGCTGCAGCCAAAACTCAATTTTGGTTTTGTCATCATCCAGCGACCGCTTATGGTCCTTTTCCCGCAGCCACCGGATGCAGCACTCTTCGAAGGTTCTGACGGGCAGGTCGCCGATCTGGTCAACCCGCCACGCTTCCGCCTTCAGCTTGTCGTGGAGCTCCTGAGCCTGCTTTTTGTCCCCCGTGCCAAGAGATCGCCTAACTCTTTTTCCTGACGGCGTAAAGAAATGACAGTGCCACACGCCGCCCCTGAGGGTGATTGACATAAAACTTCTCCTTTATGTTCACCCGCGTTCGCGATGACAGGATCGCGCGGGGTTTTCAAATATGCAATACACGCAGCCTCGGTCGTTCGGTACTTGTTGCCGACCTTGCGGCCAGCGAGTTCTCCAGAATCAATCAGGCGGTAGATCACCCGAGCCGACACGATGAGCAAATCGGCGGCCTGCTGTGCTGTAATCGGTCTATCAGACGCCATATCACCTCCGATGCACTGTTTATCTGATATAGAATTCCCAGCCGCTGGCGACGGAGTTCAAAACCTTAACCGCCATTTCAGCCGCTTCCTTGCTGTCGTAACCCTGGAAATAAACCACTTCTCCAGTGCGTTTAAGTTTCATCATTACCCACATACATCACCTCAGGTGCTTACCACGTTCTTCAAACTCTTCTTGGCAATCAGCGCAGCGCTGACAACCCGCCACCAGTTCCCGGCGCCGAGCCGGTATCTCTTCCCCGCAGTCGCGGCAGTGAGTAGCTGAAACTGCGTTGCGGTTGATGCGCATGTTCTGGATGGTCATTTCCAGCCGGCGCTCTGCCAGCTCGTTGGCCTGATCGATGATTTCTGGCATGTCAGCGCTCCTTTATCTTTCCGTTCAAAATGCCGATTTCCACATAGAGATGGCTTGGCGTTAACCCAAGCTGCTTTATCAGCGGCATGCATCCGTTGAGGATCGGTCGTGATATCTCGTCGCAACTTAAAGCGGGAGATGACCGCCGTTTTGCATTAACCTCATCGTTAGCCCTGCGTGCGATGCTTCTGAGCGCATTTTTCTTTTCTTCTGGCGTCATGCCGCCTCCAGATTCCCGATCCGCTTTAACTCAGCCAGCGATACGGTCGTGATGATGTGTCGCGGGGTGATGTACGGGCGCCAGATAAACAGGAGCGAGCCTTTGGGGTTGCTCTTGCGCTTTCCTGTAACGGATGCCGGAACAAACTGAACACGGCCGCCGGTTATGAGTCTGAGTTCATCAGCTGATTGCATGGCTGAAATAAACCAGCCGGTAGAAATGTCAGCCGGTAACAACATCACTACAGCCTGAGACTGCGCCCGGGATTGCTCAGCAGCTTTTTCTACCCACGGGCCGATATCGGAATAGGGTGGGTTACACCAGATCGCCCCGTATGACGCCCATTCACTGTTCAGCGAGTCATCCAGCTCAGTGAGATAGTGAGCGCATAGCGCATTACTCTCAGAGGCTGCAGCATCCAGCCAGAAGCCAAACTCGCGGTCGAGCGCGTTGAAAATTTCAATCGGTGTTTGCCAGTAGTCACGTTCATTTTTTGGAGTTTTCGATCCGCCGTAATCAGTCATTGCGCACCTCGTTTCATGTCTGCCTTTCTCATGCGGCATGGTCGTGGTTTTTTATGCTGGAAATTTCTTTCTCCAGCTCTTCCAGGAACTTTTTCACTTCGGACTGAATCTCATTTGCCAGTGCTTCGTCGAAGTGAATGCGCTTTTTGAAATAGGCGAGGTCTGGCGGTAGACGATCGTCGAAACTAACGAAATCACACCATTTGCGCCCTGTGCACATCATCTGAGCGTGCATCTGCAGCAGGTACTGGCGTTTTGGTTCGCCAGTTTTTAAGGTCTCAAGATGAGTCCAGGTGTTGGGGCACTTAATTTCGATAAGCCCATCACCATTAACAAGCCCATCAGGACTTGCTGCGAATCCTGGTATAGTTGGGTGATCGATAAGCCCCACCTCAGTGATTTCGGCATCGAACTCATTCAGCGCATACATTTCACGCGCTACCGGCTCGAGTTCTGTTCCGCGCATCATTGCGGCGTTGGAGAAACCTTCTTCAAGCTTCCCGGTGAGGCGCTGGCAAATCAGCTCAGCCATATAGTTCTGCCGGCTTGCTGCATAGCCAGACTTGGTTCTGGCCATGACGTCAGCAAGGCGGCTGGCTGTGACTTTTCCGCAGCGAGCGGCAAACCATTCTGGGGTGCGTTGTTCCATCATTTATCCTCCGGCGCCGCGGCATCGACAGGTTCTGCGTTGTCGACTGCAAGGCTCATGTCATACATGCGGCGCTTTTCAACCGCGCCGATAACCTGTTTCTCTTCTGCGCTTAACGCCACCCAGAATTCCTGATACTTAACAGTTCCAAGGCGTGCGGCAGACTCGCCTTTTGCGATCAGTTCCGGGCGGCGACCATCCGATTCATGCCCTACATGAACCTCTGTCGTACTCCCTTCAATGACACGCTCGGCTTCGTCCTGATCGAAGATGCCAGCAAACCCAAATGCGAGACGCGCACACTGGATCAGCGTCTTGTGACGAAGCATACGGGTAGGGTGGGACTGCCATGGCTGAGTGTTGCGTTTGCACTCTCCCATGTACTCAGTAACGATGGTCGGGTGTGTCCGGTCTTTCCGGTATATCTTGCAGGTACACGCGCCTTCTTCCTTGTCGTAGGCAAACTCCATTCCATCAAACTGAGGATGTTCGTTGATGATTCGAGCCCAGCCGTCAACGCCGACTACAGGAACAATTCCACCTTTATCCGGGAATGCATAAATCTCTTTTGTCCACGGGTTCAGTCCGTACTGGTTGGCGACGATCAGCAGTGCCGTGAACTGCTCATCAGTGACATTCCCACCCTTAAATGCTGTATTTTTCAGCGTGTTCATCAGGTCAGTTCCGGCATCCATGCCGAGGCGGGAGGCAAGCTTCCCGGCCATTGTAGAAAGTGCTGTGCTCATAGAATTCCCCTCAAAGTTAAAACGGGCAGCCGGTGCGGTGATCCCAGTCGTATTCCGCCTGGGCGTAAGCTACTGCCGAGATGAAATCGTTATATGCCTCGCCAGCTGCATCGCTGCGGAGGCCTTCGTATGGGCTTTTGTCCATCGGCACAGAGAAGCGGAACAGGCCTGACGGCTCTTTCGGCAGGGCGTCGATAATTTCCTGTGCCCGATCGTCAATCCACTTTTGCTTCTCTTCGGTGAGCGTTTGCTCGGCCCACTTACGCTCTTCGAACACGTCGTATGCGCGGTATGCGTTCATAAGCGCCTCAGTAACTGATACCGGTATGAGGAATGCGGCCGTCTTTAACCGCGGTGAGCACCTCGATAGCCTGATCCCGAGTGAGGCTGGTGTTGGCCAGAAGAGCTTTGACGATTTCAGTGCCTACAGCCTTGCGGTGCTTAACGTCAGCTTCGCGGCGCGCCTGCTCATCGGCTTTACGTTTCTCCTCAGCCAGGCGGGCCTGTTCGCGTTGCTCTGCCTCACGGCGGATGCGGTCGGCTTCTTCCTGTGCTTTGCGGCGTTCCGCTTCAACAGCGGCCTTTTTGTCAGCCTCTGCTTTCTGCTCGGCTGCAATGCGATCTCGCTCTGCCTGCTCAGCTTGTGCTTTCAACACAGCTTCACGATGCGCCGCTTCTTCACGTTCACGCTGTGCGCGCTGCTCAACTTCGCGGGCTGCTGCAGCTGCTGCCAGTCGCTTAATTTCTTCTTCATGGGCAATGCGCTGGCGCTCAGCCTCAGCCGCTTTATCTGCCTGCTCACGATCGAAAGCGTCATTCATCAGCAGAGCCATTTCGTGGTCAGACTCAATCCGAGCAGCCATCTGCCGATCGAAGTCTTCATTCATGGCCAGTGCTTCGACGTGAAGGGCGTTCATGGCTTCTTCGGCCTTAATGCGTTCCTGTTCGGCTTCCCATTCAGTCAGTGGGCGACGTGTTGCATCGCGCAGCTCGTCACATGCGTCAACGAACCGCTTAATTTCCGCCTCAGCAGGGCGCACAGCCTCTTTAAGACGTTTCAGGTACTCGCGCCCCGGCTTCTCGATTGCCGTCTTGCTGCGTGATACCTGCGCCGCCAGAGAAGCGACACGGTCACGACCTTTCTTGGTGGTCAGGTCCGGAACCTCGTTCACGGCCTGGCGAATCTGCTCCAGGTAAGCGTCAAGACCGCCAGCCCGGTACAGGGTCGGTGCCTGTTCTGGTTTTATTTCGATGACGGTTAAATCCATTATTTCGCTCATGGTTTCCCCTCCAAAAGGTTGTTATTAATAACTTCGTTATTTGCAAATTTGCCATGGAGTTTCAGCCGATAATCCTTTATTGCCGACTCAGCATCTTTAAGTGACAAATAACTCCCTATTTCTTTGTTTTTCCCTTTTATGGATATGCTGGCCCGGAATCTTTTCCTTCTGCCATCCCAGCTAACACCCTTTACTCCTGTTTTGTTATTTTTCCCGGCTGCGCTATTCCACATATTTTGTTCAGCGGTGGCTTCTCTTAGGTTATTGATTTTATTGTTTTCTCTGTTGCCATCAATGTGGTCTATCATGTTGACTGGGAATGTTCCATGCGTAACTAGCCACGCGAGGCGATGAGCAAAATAAAACTTCCCGTCAATTTTTATGAGAATGTAGCCTTGTCCATTTTTGCTTCCTGCGATACATCCAGACTTAGCCTTTCCCCGGCGGTTAACCTTCCAAGTAAATAACCCTGAATCAGGCGAATAATCTAATAACTCATCAAGTCTTTCTTTATTCAGCATGCGTGCCTCCCGGCGCGATAAAAGCCGCCTGATAGCTCAGTTAAATTCTTCGTTTCGATTACCGTCTGAGACCTTGTCCCAACCCGTTCAGATAAACTTCAACCAGCAAGTCGGTTGTGTAAGTCCGCTCAATCCCACGATGCAGGTACAGGCGGCCGCGTTTATTTGCTGATGCTGTCCAGGTGCTTTCCCGATGCTTAACGAGCATCCCTGGCAGAACGGCTCCGCGGTTAACGGTCTGTGTCCCGTAATGATGACTAACCATTGAACACCCCCGTAGCGTGCAGAATTTTAATAACCACTGCCGACCAGATAACACCGCAGATCAGCAGGCAGTAAATCAGTGAACGAATGCCTTGTTTGCTCATGCTGAACCACCAGGCATCAGGCAGAACGCGCTTGCAATCAGTACGCATACGACGATGGCGAATGCGTGTGCCAGAAACTTAAACCACTCAGTTTTATCTTCTTCGCGGATCATCTCTTCACCTTTGCCTTATCGCGGATAACGGGACGTTTTGACTTCACCCCGGCGTTGCCGGTGTTGTTTGGATGAGTCAATTTAAAACCATAGTTGTTTTATAGTCAACAACAATAGTTGTTTAAATGGCTGGAATGGTTTTATTTGGTTGTTTTTATTGGTTATTTATTTTTGTAAAGCGTGCTGGTAAGCTCAAAAAAACGCCAAAGAGGCTAGCGCTATGTCGAATGAGGATGAGTTTTTCGCAGAAATGCACCCGCAGATAGCGCAGATTATCGGGATAGCGGTTATGCAGCTGCTGGTTGAGAAGCGCGAGCCATCAAGAGAGGCGCTGATAGAGATGATTCAGGTGTTGTGGCAGGGTGACAAGGTAGATTTGGCAGTAGAGCTGGCACTGGATGTGCTGATGCTGCGGGAAGAGTAGGGAAATAAAAACCCGGCGCGGTGGCCGGGTCGGGGTGGTTAAATTATTTTCTTGATCATATAGTTACGACGGGAAGTATTTATTCGCTCATTATAAACTTCAGAAACACTAGCAGTTAATGTTATGCGCTCACCAACTTTATATCTATTTTGAATATCCTGAAGCATATCAATTGGATATGATGCTTTAATCTTTCCATTGTCACTTGCGATTTCAAGCTTTCCATACATAGACAAGACTGCCAGTTCACCAGAAATAATTTCATCGGGTAGCTTAGAAATTTTAGTCATGGCTAATCTATTGGTAAGGCGATGAATGCCATCAGAATTTATCGAGACATGTTTAGTCCCATCACTGAGTGGGCCAATCCAGGTAAGATCAAAATTCAAGCTATTCCTTTCGCATTCATCAATAATATTCTTAAGGTTAATCGTTGAATTCGAACCAATTTCAGAAATTTTAGCCATAAAAGTTTCTTCATCTGCTGCTTCAAGCAATGAGAAAATTTCCTTCACAGCTTGGCTAGACACTGTTTCAACAAGTTCACATGCGCCAGTGGAAAAAGTAACTCCGAGCTTTGTCGAGCCTGGACCTAGGTCTGCAAGCCTCAAATTTAGCGAATTTTTAACATCATTTGGGACGCGTCGCGAGTCCTTCCCAGAGCCAATACGATGTACTGCTTTCTGTACCAAAGCCGCTAAATTTCCTGAAATAATTGACAGGATTTCTAATGGTATTGAGCCAAGATCAACCAAAACACCTTTTAGACGCAGTTCCATAAAATCCTGCAAGGGATGCTTGTTTTCGATGGCTAGTTGTTCAGCCCGGAGATCGCTTAAATGAGAGTCCAAAGATCTATACAGGATATCATCAGCAAAGGATCTTCCCTTGTGCTGGGCAAGAGAATCCACGTCACGCTGAACAAAGGCGATTTTCTCTTTCAAAGAGTTGAAAGTTTTATCATCGTTCATAACATGACCCTCGCAAGCCCTTTTGGATTCTCCTTCCTATCAAAGCCAAACCATCCGCGCCAGTAACTCCGCCTCTCATCGTAATCGAGATCTGGATGATTTTCAGCCAATAACAAGACATCGATGTTAAAATTTAACTTAACATAATCTCTATTTAACAAAGTGCTAACCGTTGGTTTCAGCACGTCGGGCAAATTGTTTAAAGCTAAAAAATCAATAACCACTAGAATGTCTACATCATCGGGCTCGGGTTTTTGAGTAGTAAAAGAACCATCGAGCCACACCTCTGTAAAACAGCGACACTGCTGGTTTATTGCTCTAAAATGCTCAATTAACTGTATGTAATTACAGTATAGCATACTCCTTCTAACGGAATTCGGAAATGCTTCCACGCATAATGACTTGATTTTATCATCATCAAAGTCATGGAATCCGGGAGGGAGCAGGGGAGGGAAGCAAGGCTTGTCCATCCTATGTCCTTATTATTATGCTAAAAGATCACAGCTAATATGATAATTTATGCCGCATTTCTACGACCTCTTCTCTTCCAAACGTCTGAATAGAGGATTTCTTTTATTCACTCAAAATCATCCCGCTCATCCTTCCGCTTGAAGAAAACTTTATCCAGCCTGAGCACTATCCCCACCAGTCCGATAATCAGTAAAGTAATGAGTATTGGGATAATCAGATCAGACATGCTTCCTCTGCGTGCTAAGGCTTTACCCATGCTTCCTGTACGTCTGCGGCATGCTGCCGATCACCTTGCCGAACACGAACACCCGATTCATTTCGTCTTTCTCGATCGGGTCCCAGGCTGCATAGCTCTTGTTGTCTGAGATAACCAGCAGCTTGTCCTTCATCTTCTGCAGGCGCTTAACGTGAGCTGTGTCGTCGTACAGGAAGGCGTATATCCCGTCGCCGTCGAAGCTCTTAACGCTGATGTCGACGAACAGCAGATCACCCGGCTCAATCGTCCCAGACATGCTGTCGCCCCGGACGTTGATGATCCGGATGTTTTCAGCCTTGCGCCCATCGAACATGTGGCGCGCTTCCGCTGGCGCATATTCTACGGAGCGGAGGATCTCCACGAACTCCTGGTTCACGATGCCCGGACCGGCACTGACGGCCAGATCCAAAATGTCGACCCTGAACACATCATGATTTATGTGTGATGGCTTCTTATCATCGTCACCATCAGCTCTCATGGCGCCAGTTCCCGAAGAAAGCCACTCAGGTCTCACCCTTAAAGCCTTGGCTATATCGAGCAATTTTGTGGTCTGAGCAGCCCTTCCAGTTTCAATCTTCTGGATCGCAGCCTGACTAACCCCAACAGCATCTCCCAGAGTCTTCTGGGTCATGTCGGCAGCCTTTCTGGCTTCTCTTAATCGTTCTGCAAGTGTCGTTTTCATCTTCTCAATTTACAACCATGGTTTTATAGCGGCAAACGAAAATGGTTGTTGACTAAATACAACTAAGGTTTTATTCTTTGTTTGTATTTACTACGGAGGTTGTCATGAACCCAACCATTAAAACCGCAATTAATATTGTCGGCTCTCAGAAAAAGCTTGGTGAAGCCTGCGATGTTTCTCAGCAGGCGGTTTACAAGTGGCTCCACAACAAGGCCAAGGTTTCGCCTGAACATGTAAACAGCATCGTAAATGCAACTAATGGGGAGGTTCAGGCGCATCAAATTAGACCAGACCTTCCAAAGCTATTCCCTTCACCGAAGGGCGTTCCGGCCGCCTAACCAGCGGCCTTTCAAACACCACCAGAGGAAGTATCACAAATGGAGAGTTCAACGACACGCAACAAAGTGGAGGCTCGCAGGATAGAAAGCTGGTTACACAGCCAGATAGCTGAACTGGGAACCACGAATATCGCCAAAGTGGCCGGAGTGAATAAGTCGACGGTGAGTCGCTGGCGGGAAAGCCTGCTGCCGAACATGTCGCTGCTGCTGGCCATCCTGATTTCTAACAGACCGGGAGAGAAAGGTGACTTTGAAGCATAAGTGGGAACAGAAAGGCGAAAGCCGCAGTGCGCGAACACTAACGGCTTTCAGGTGCAAAAACGAAGAGGTAATTGCGAGGTAATTATGCCTGGTAAATCTGTAAGAGTAAACAATCCGGAGGTAGCACGTGAGCATGTCACTTATGGCGAAAGCAATGGGGGTCAAAGTGGGAAACTCACTGCGTAAGCTCGTTCTTATCAAGCTGGCCGACAACGCCAACGACAAGGGCGAATGCTGGCCTTCGTATCAACACATTGCCGACCAGTGCGAATGCAGTAAATCCGCTGTTCGCAACCATATCGACGCGCTTGAGGATATGGGGCTTCTCAAGCGTGAAAATCGCGTTGGGGTCAACAACGGGAAGGGCAATACATCCAACGTGTATTATCTGAACCTTGATGTCACCCCTATGCCACCAAAAAGCACAGGGGTATGCCATGAAATAGCACCCCCTATGCCATCTGATGGCACACCCCCTATGCCACCAGATGGCACCAGAACCAGTCACTCTTTTGAACCAGTCACTGAACCAGACTCTCTCTCTGCGCGAGGGCAGTTTATCAGCGAGGCTGCAAAGCGACGGATCGGGATTTCACCCAACGGGGAAATACCTTTCCCTCCTGCCTTCAAGCCACTGGCAGATCACATTGCGATTGCCTCGGAGAAAGGGATCAACATTGAAACCGAGTTGCTGAACTTTCGTGATTATCACCAGGCCCGCGGCACAAAGCTGATCGACTGGAACTCGGCATTCCGGGTATGGCTCAGGAACGCGAGAGTTAATCCGCTTTCCGGGCGCCAGAGAAGCGAACCGGATTCCCCACACTGGAACAGCCCTGAAGGCTGGAAGGACTTCATATGACCGCACAGCTTATGACCGCGATCGGCAATCGCGATGGTGATGCGCTGGCCAGAATGGCTGCAGGGCGTGCGGAGCCACAGCGGCTTCTCGATTTCGAAGCTGAAAGACTGGTTGATTCTCTGTTCCGTCAGCTGAAGCAGATCTTCCCGGCGTCTACCCAGACTAACCTGCGGACCGACGCCGAAGAGAAGACAGCGAAGCGCCAGTGGATTGCTGCTTTTGCCGAAAACGGAATCCGCACCCGTGAGCAGTTATCCGCCGGTGTGCGCCATGCGAGAGCCAGTGAATCGCCGTTCTGGCCATCGCCGGGGCAGTTCATCAAGTGGTGCAAGGACAGCGGCACTGTGCTCGGCGTTACTCTTGTCGACGTGATGAACGAGTTCCACCGCTACAGCCGTGAGAAGGGGTTGCATACCGGCGGTGCTGAGCGCTTCCCGTGGTCTCACCCTGTCATGTACTGGGTTGTTACCGATACCCGGCGAGCAATGTACCAGCGCCAGCTCAGCGAGGCAGAAACCGAGAAATACGCTGCTAAAAAGCTGGAAGACTGGGCGCTGAAAGTCGCCGCCGGAGAACAAATACCGTCGCCGGTACTGGCTCTGGAGAACAACCAGGAAGCCATTCCGACAAACCATGTCAGCCGTCAGCAGGGCTTTCACCCTGAAGGCAAAAGCTTCGGGTGCATGCCAAATGCAGCATCGCTCGGCGCGTTAACTCCGGCTCAATGGCTGCGGGATGAATACCTGCGCGGGAAAGAGAGAGGGCTTATCTGATGAAAAAGAACTCTGGCAAACAAGCCGTAATCAATTATGTCGGCCAGCATCCTGGCTGCAGCTTTCAGGGTATCCGCCGCGGCACCGGGCTTGATTCTTCAGTGGTCAATTCCTCTCTGTGGCAGATGCACCGTGACGGACAGGTTAAGCGAGAAGGTGAATGCAGGAGCTACCGCTACACCCTGATCGACACGACAGCCGTAACCGAAAGCGATCCGTCTGTTCAGTATCGCCAGCGTCCTGGTGGAGTAAACCCAATGACCAATCTTTTTAACCAGTGCCTGGCGGGAGTAAGAAAATGAACATCGAAACAGTAAACGAGCTCATCGCCTCCCTGGAGAGCGCAGGCGAGCTGTCGATCAGAGAGCAGAAGTTCCTGAAGCTGGCGAAAGCGTTTAAGCAGTTGGCGGCGGAGAATGTGGCGCTGAAGGAAAGCCGCAATAATTTGGCTGAATTCATCCATGAAGAACTTGATGCTGATTACCCGCTGAATATGAATCTGGAAACCCATGCCACTGATCGCATCGTAGCCGGGATTAAGGCTGATGGGGTGGAGGAGTTCATTGGTCGCCTGCAGCAGTGTGTCGATGAGGGGGATTTTGTAGGCGATGAAGTTGCCGTAATTGTTGGCGCTATCGACTGCGGCAAGGAATTTTGCGAGCAACTGCGCGAGGGGGCCAAATGATCACTGGGACCACGAATTACGATGAAGTACCTGATGTTCGTTGCGCCTTGTGCGGCGGTTATTACAAAGCCGACGATCCGGAAAGTCACGAATGTGAGGATGCAGCATGACTGATATCACCGAACTGGCGCAGAGGTTAAAACTTGAGGTCCATCGCGCGGTAAGCAATTTCAACCCTCAGATGAATATTAAAACCAGAGACCTAAAGGAGCTGGTAGAGGCGCTGGAGAAGGCGCAGCAGCAGATTACTCAGCTGGAGTCCCGCACCGTGAAGTTGCCGGAGCCGTTCAAGTTGGCTAAATCATCGAGCGGATTAACGTACTACTACGCTGACGAGGTCGATGCTGCGCTTACCGCCGCCGGCATCAAGGTGGAGGCTGAGTGATGGGAATAACTGAAGGATTTTGCGCCGATTTGTATTGCGACTGTGATGGTTGTCAGTCAGGGAAAATCTATCCGCAGGGGCAGGCTGATTTCATCGGCCGGAATATGACCGACATTTCTCAACAGGCGCGCAAAGCTGGCTGGCGCATCAGCAAAGACCGCCAGCGCTGCTATGCGCCGGGCCACAAAATTTCACGGGGAGCCAACCAATGACCAAATCAACCATAACCAGAGAGCAGCTGGAAGAATGGGTTGCACAATTTGATGAAGATGGCAGCTGTGATGCCACTGACCGGCAGTTAGAGGCTCTCATTCGTCAATCGCTGGCCGCAATGGCCGGCGAGCCGGTGGCGTTCACCGAGAAGCACGAAATTTCGAACATGCATGCGACAGGGCTTTATCTTCGTGCGTGGCCCGCTGACCGGGCGCGGAATGCTGTCGAAGGTTACACAATCCCGCTCTATACGACCCCACAGCCGATTTCTTTGGTGAATTCTGAGCCAGTTGCTTACATCTTCAAGCATCCGGCAGGAAGGCTGTTCTGGGCGCTGACGGATGAAAGTAACAAGGGTCAGAATGATGTCATGCCAGTCTACGCCAGCCCACAGCCAGCGCCGGAACGTGACCAGGTACGCATCGCGCATGCCGAGTGGTCGCAGGCAACTTTCGGCAACGTCGGCCCCGTTGGCCCACTGAAACACCTCAGCAAAGAAGCGCTGGAAACAGCTGCCGACCCTGACGACCTGAGCGAATGGGCTGATATGCAATTCCTGCTGTGGGATGCGCAACGTCGTTCCGGTATCACTGACGCGCAGATTACCCAGGCGATGATCGATAAGCTGGCGGTAAACAAGCAGCGCGAATGGCCGGAGCCGAAAGACGGTGAACCGCGCCTGCACATCAAATAGCGGCTAGCACCAAAAAATTGACAAACGGCATCTGTCTGTATGTATCTGATAATTTGTTGGAAAGAACTACACTCAATGAGTATCATGTGTCTATTGGAAAAATTTAGAATATTTGCAAATGAATAAATCCGACCTAGAAGTTTTAACTGGGATAAGGTTAGCGGAAGCAAAATGCCTGCTACAGAATGGATTCTATCATGGTGCATACTACCTCTGCGGATACGCAGTTGAGTGTGCTCTAAAAGCATGTATAGCCAAAAATGTAGCAGAATTTCAATTTCCTGACAAAAAGTTAGCAATGGATTCACATGTTCATGATCTGACAAAGCTCATGCAGGTGGCGAGTCTACAACTATCACATAGACAATTAGCTGCCCAGGATGGGCAGTTTGACATATTTTGGACTGTTATGAAGGACTGGAGTGAACAACTCCGTTACGAAACTACTATCAGTCGGGCTATGGCGGAGCAGCTCATCGAGGCAGCTGAGAATAATCAATCTGGAGTTTTGAAATGGGTAAGAAGTCACTGGTAATAGGTCACTCAATGACGACCGCTATGGAAAATTCTGGCCAATTTCTAATGAAAGAGTTAGAGAAGAAAGGTGTGGCTTTATCCGCTGCCATGTGGTTTTTTTATGGCGAAATGTTTTCTTGGAAATATATTTTGGTAATAAATGACTTTGAGGAAAGAGGACCTACATTTGTTTATAGTCTTATAAATCAAATAAATAGAGATAACAGATCAAATAAATACCATTCGATACCACTTGAATCAATCGAAGCTAAAGGTAAATCCGCTTTTATTTATAAAATGATGAAAGGGGCGTTTTCTATTGAAAATAGCAAGGTCCGATTTTCAAATAGTATGGTAAATGGTTTGGATGTTGTGGATTGTTTGATATATAAATTTAAATAAAAGTTGTTTATTTAAATTTATAAATATTACAAATTAGAATGAAGTATCAATTTGTGGGGGCTAAGTCCCTGAAATTACCATGTCAAATCATAATATCGCAGCAAAATCGAAGGAAGAGCAGGACAAGGTTAACGTTGACCTGGCCGCATCTGGCGTCGCCTACAAAGAGCGCCTGAACATGCCGGTTGTCGCAGAGGTGGTAGCCAGAGAGCAGCCTGAGCATTTGCGCGAGTATTTCATGGAGCGCGTCCGCTACTACCGCGAGCAGAGCATCCAGCTCCCCAGGGCATCCGATCCGCGCTATCTGGAAATGGCAGAGCAGAACGCCAAGAAATAGCGATTTTCTCGTATATGCTCATTTTGCTTTTATCCCCATGACGGGCGATAATTACCTCGTCAGTCTGGACAACTGACAACTTTACCCCGGCGCCAAGTGGGGACACATGGCGCACAAAACCTTACAGCAATTCCTGTCACCGATGGCGAAAGCCACCGGCGATTTTCTGCATTCAGCGTTTAGCCTCTGCGGAGGTGAAGCGTGAACATCCCTCAATGCGGCATCAAACTGCACAGCGGCAACTTCAGCGCTATAGGCAAGATTCTTCAGGAGCAGCTCTCTGACGGAAAATGCCTGCGCCTGCAGGTCAAAGAGTGGCGCGAAAAGCGCAGCCTGAGCCAGAACGCACTCAGTCACATGTGGTACGCGGAAATCAGCGAATACCTGATTAACTCAGGACGTACCGACGCAACGCCTGAGTGGGTTAAGCGCAACCTCAAAAAGACCTATCTCGGGTGTGAAGAGGTGACATACACCGACTTCATCACCGGTGAGAAAACAATGACCTGGGAGCCCCGGCATACCTCCGATCTTGATACCGGCGAAATGCACATCTTCCTGACCAAAGTAGAGGCCTGGTGCGCTCAGTTTGGTCTGGCTCTCACCATTCCACACGGTTGCGAATATCAGCAGCTGCAGCAAAAGCAGGAGGCCTGATGAGCAGCCTTCTCGCCAAAGTAATGGAGCGCGGCATCTTCCGCGTACCGGCGCGCCGCAAACGCAAGGTCGAAGTTAAGCCTTCCGACATCCCGACCCTGAAAGACTACACCGCCCGCCTGGTCGATAAGAAGTGGCTACGCCTGAGAGCAAGGAGGCCACATGCTTAAACGTGCTCAACGCCGGTGCAAAATCTGCCGGGAAAAATTCACCCCAGCATTCGAAAACCATCGTTGGTGCTGCCCTGAGCATGGCGCTGAATTTGCCATGCAGGAACTGGAGAAGAAGCGCGAAAAGCAGGCCCAGGCGAAAGAGAAGAAAGAGCGTGCGGCCTGGCGTAAGCGCAAAGCAGCAGTGAAACCTCTCCGGCACTGGGAAGACATGACCCAGCGCGTCGTTAACGACTATATCCGCGAGCGTGACCACGATCTGCCGTGCATCAGCTGCGGCACGTTCGAAACGGTTCAGTGGGAGGCCGGGCATTACCGATCCCGCGGGAAAGCATCTCACCTGCGCTACAACGAGGACAACATTCACAAGCAGTGTCATCACTGCAACGTGCAAATGTCAGGTAACCAGCAGCAATACCGCATCGGCCTGGTTGAGAAAATCGGCGCTGAGCGCGTCGAGGCCCTCGAAAACAACAACACCCCTCACCGATACACCATCGAAGAACTGGAAGGCATCAGGCGCCATTACAGCGCGCTACGCCGTACGCTCATAAAACAACGGGAGGCAGCATGAGCCAGCTTACCATAGAGCGCATCCGCGACCGCTGGCAAAAGCTCCGCCTCTGCCGGCACCGCGGCACCGTACTGGTTGATTACCGCATACTGAGAAATTTTGTCCGCATCTATCAGACCCTGGGAGAAGCAGCATGACAGCTCAATACTTGGAATTTGTTCGCCAGCAGCTGATAGTGGCCACCGCCGATCTGAGCGGCGCGACGAAAGGGCAGTTGATTGCCTTTGCAGAGAACGCACAATTCACCGCTACGGCGCGCAGCCGGGGAAGGAAGAAAGTAGCCGACCCGGTAACCGGCCGCATGGTAAACCCATCCAGCCCGCCAATCCCCGGGCAGCAGTCGCGCGTAAAAGGTTCGTCAATCGCTCTCGTTCTGCCCGTTGAGTATTCTACGGCCAGTTGGCGCCGGGCTCTGCTGTCGCTGGAAGAGCATCAGAAAGCCTGGTTGCTCTGGAACTACAGCGATAATATCCGCTGGGAGCACCAGGAGACGATCACCCGGTGGGCATGGGAGCAATTCAGCGAAAAGCTGGCCGGCGTGCGCATTGCAAAAAAGACAGTCGATCGCCTTCGTCAACTTATCTGGCTGGCCGCGCAGGATGTCAAAGCCGAGCTGGCAGGGCGGGAGACGTATGAATACCAAAAGCTTGCCGCCCTGGTCGGAGTGACCCCGAAGAACTGGTCAGAAACGTTTACCGAGCGGTGGGAGGAGATGAAAACAACCTTGCGGCGCCTTGATAGCGATTCTCTTTTGCAGGTAACGCGATCACGTTCACAACAAAAGGCGACAAATTTAGACTCAAGTCTTGCAAAACTGGATTAAATACGTCATATTTGAGTCTACTTTGATATGCTGCCTTAACTTTAAGTGGCGGCATGAAGATGATAGTCACATACCAGTTTGTAAAATTAGCCTCGGCATTCCGCCGGGGCTTTTTTATGCCTGCGATCCGGTCAGGGCTCTTGGGTTGAGACGTGCTGCACGACGCGTCGACACCCGCCGCGCAAGAGCCCTGAACCAGATTGAAGTTACTCAGCAATAAGAAAACTGCATGTCATCATTTGCTTATATCTTATTGACCAGAAAATTAACATGTTGTTAATCTATTCGTGTGGTGAATCCCCCTATGCGGAGGGGCGACCAGTCACTTACAGTGATCTGTAAATGCAGCGCGGGCCATGTCGACTGGGACATGCTCACCGGGAGGCACCCGGCACCATAATGCAATGCTACATAAGCTATTTGGTAGTGGGGTTGCCGTTTCGGCTTCTCCAGCTATTTTTAAAAGGTAGTAACGGAAAACGAGCGCTCTCCTGGTAAATCGGTAGCTCGGACTATTAGGTGCGCCTCGAACCGTTGAAGAATCAGTATTTCCTACCTTCTGCCCGCCCCTCTGAGCGGGCTTTTTTTCGCCTAATTCAGGCAAAACCATAAAGCATTAAGGGCTGCGCTATTTCGCGGCCTTTTTCATTTCAGGGTCAGAAGCACAGCGGTTGTGCGTTCGGCTGTTAACCGAATGGTCGAAGGTTCGAATCCTTCCTGTCCCGCCAAATTAGCGCCATTAGCTCAACCGGAGAGAGCAATAGCCTTCTAAGCTATCGGTTTCAGGTTCGAGTCCTGAATGGTGCGCCAGATAATGGCCTGACCCGATGACGGGCTCATAATCCAATCCATCGGGGCGTTGTTGCCGCAACGCAACAGGCCGCCAGACCCAGCCAGGGTATTTTCGGTCATCACCGACATTGCTATTACCCTCATGCTTATTGCCTGCCTAACCGCAGGCTTTTTTATTTTCAGGGTCGCGGGAATCATCATCGATACGCTTCGTTGTTAAATCCAGCCCGACGGGCCTGACCCTTTCAAACACGCACAGCACCCGCTAACAACGCGAGGTGAGAGTATGTATCGCATGGAAAAGATAACCACTGGTGCTGCCTATGGCGCTTCAGCCGGGAGCATCCTTAACGGCATGCTAAATGCCTATAGCCCCGAGCAGTGGAATGCCATCGGCGTACTGGTGGGCATTGTCATCGCCGTACTTACGTATCTGACGAATTTGTACTTCAAGATTCGCGAAGACAACCGACGTAGCAGGAGCCGAGATGAACCCGACGCTGAGGAATAAGCTGATTGGTGCGATCGCCGGCGGTTCGGGCGCGATCGCTATTGCTTCCGTCATGCTTGGTAATGCAGACGGACTGGAAGGAAGGCGTTATTACGCCTACCAGGATGTTGTCGGCGTCTGGACTGTTTGTGATGGCCACACTGGCTCCGATATTCGCCGCGGCCACCGCTACACCGACAGGGAATGCGACAACCTGCTGAAGGCAGATCTGCGGAAGGTGGCAAGCGCCATTGACCCGCTCATCAAAGTCCGCATTCCTGATCCTACCCGCGCCGCGCTTTACTCATTCACTTATAACGTTGGCTCTGGCGCTTTCGCCAGCTCCACGTTGTTGAAGAAACTGAATGCTGGAGATGTGCCTGGCGCGTGCAAGGAACTGCAGCGCTGGACGTATGCCGGAGGCAAGCAGTGGAAGGGACTGATCACCAGGCGCGAGATTGAGCGTGAAGTCTGCGAGTGGGGCCAGAAATGAGCCGATTAACCGCAATCATCAGCGCTGTAGTCATTCTGCTGCTTACCTGCATTTTCTCATGGCGTTCTGGCTGGAATTCTCACGCTGACCATATCAACGCCCTCGCGGCGAAGAAGAAAGAGAAAGCCGAAAAGACTATCCAGCCAGTTGAGCAAAAGGCCGCTGCCGCTACAGAAGAGGGCAAGGTCATCTACCGAACCATAACCCGCGACGTGGTGAAATATGTCCAGTCTCCGAATCGTACTGTGTGCCGGTTTGACGATGATGCTGTGCAGCTGCGCCAGCGAGCTATCGACACTGCCAACGCCATCCCCGGATTTGATGAGCCCTCCGTGCAAAGCAAGTGACGCAGGGAAGGATACCGACGAAGACCTGCAATCGGACGTCGAAACCGCTCAATGCCTGCGCCAACTGCGGTTGGATAAGTACCGCTGGCAGGCCTACTACCGTGCAGTGAGTCAGTAGCGGGGCTACATTGCCGTTCCTGCATGGCGAGGTCGGCGTGATAAAAAAACCCGAGGGGGAAATCCCAAAACTACGGGGTGCTGAACAGCCAGCCAATGACGGATTGTAGCCACGTAGCTGGTTTATTTTCTACTGGGTGAGAATAAAAATGAGAGCCTGGAAGGCTTGAGAGTGGCTCATCCATGAGCCCACGGTTAGAACAGCAGACTTTGTCATGGCAGAGCAAAGTCATAAGTTAGTTTAGAAAACAATCCGGGAATAACAAGCGCAGCGGGTGCATATCAGTTAACGTAACACTGCAACTAAGGCATTACAGAGCCACTTCAAGAGGTGGCTCGATAATGTCACAACGAGGTGAGTGATATGTGCACTACTGGAATCCTAATGGCGGAAATTACGCTTCGCCCATACATGAAGCCGCTGCTCATCCTTTCAGTGCTTTTGCGCTGGGGCTGGCTCACTAACAAGTGTATCCGGATTGGCCCTGTAATTGGCAAGCAGGCGTAATTATAAAGTTCTGCAAATGGTGCGCTAAAAGCACCATTGACAGAGTTTTATAAAAGTTTTCTGATGCCACGGTGTCGAAATTACCGAGCAAGTATGTTTGGTGCCTAAAGGATTGTTCTGCATGACTGAAAATGACAATCGCAGACCATACCCTCCCGTCAACTTTACTGGCGAAAACTGGCTGCCGTATACCCGGCTTATCCCTGCTTCCGAAATCGGCGAATGGGTAAATCACAACATCCTCACCGAAGACGGCCGAATCCATAACCCTGACCATGCGCACTTGGTCGATGCTGATGTCGCGTTTATGTGGGCCTCTGGCTCATTCGCCAAAAGCGGCCGCATTGTGCTTGGTCAGTGTGAGCAGGTAATGATGCGCGCCGGCGGCTGGCAGAAGTCCCGCATGGAACAGCAGATGCATGAATGGTTTGGGCGCATACCGAAGTTCATCATCACCCTGGCTGCAGACTACTGCGAGCAATGTAACGATATGGAGTTCTGCGCACTGGTGGAGCATGAGCTTTACCACATCGCCCAGGCTACCGATGACTATGGCGCGCCGAAGTTCAACAATGAGACCGGTATGCCGGTGCTCAAACTTCGCGGCCATGACGTCGAGGAATTCGTCGGAGTTGTCCGGCGTTACGGCGCCAGCAAAGACGTGCAGGAAATGGTGGATGCGGCTAACAGGCCGGCGGAGGTTGCTCATATCGATGTTGCCAGAGCGTGTGGGACGTGCATGCTGAAACTGGCTTAGACTTTATTAGGATTGTCATGGAGGTAACCGATGGCAGCGTTATCGACAGAGGTTAAAGCCTTCATCGTTCAGTCGCTGGCCTGTTTCGAAAGCCCGACAAAAGTCATTGAGCTTGTAAAGGCTGAATATGGCATCGATGTCTCGCGGCAGCAGGTGTCGCAATATACGCCCGGCAACGCAATGGCGGCCAAGTTGAGCCAGAAGTGGATTGACCTGTTCAACGCCACTCGCAAACGATTCCAGAATGAGATCGCCGACATCCCGATCGCTAACAAGGCGTACCGGCTTCGCGTTCTTGACCGTATGGCTACGCGCGCAGAGGGAATGAAAAACCTCGCGCTCACTGCTGAGATTATTGAGCAAGCCGCCAAGGAATGCGGGGATGCTTATACCAACAAACATAAGTTTGAACATTCCGGCCCGAATGGTGGCGCTATCCAGACGATCACCATGAGCAAAGAGGAATACAAGTCCGCACGGCAGGAGATGATGGAGGATGACGACTGCTGAGCAAAAGGCGTTTGCCAGAAAGGTGGAATGTGAGGAGGACGGGCTTTACTACGCTCGCTATTTCTTCAAGCAACGCACCGGCGGAAAGATGATAGTTGCGCCTCACCACAAGGTGATTCAGAAAACACTGGACCGCGTTATTGATGGTGAGATTCAGCGCCTGATCATCAACGTCCCTCCTGGTTACACGAAAACGGAACTTGCAACCATCAATATGATGGGGCGCGGCCTGGCGCTAAATTGCCGGGCCCGTTTCATGCATTTGTCCTATTCGCATAACCTGGCGCTCCTGAACTCCTCGACGGCCCGCGGCATGATTAAGTCGCAGGCATACCAGTCCATGTGGCCCATGGCGCTGCGTGACGATGCAGACAGCAAGGCTATGTGGTGGACTGAGCACGGCGGCGGCGTTTACGCATCCTCAGCTGCAGGGCAGGTTACCGGGTTCCGCGCAGGACACATGGAGCCGGGCTGGCAGGGCGCACTGATTATCGATGACCCGGTTAAGCCGGATGACGCTTACTCTGAGATCGTCCGAGACGGAGTCAACAACCGTTTCAACGAGACAATCAAATCACGACTGGCGCTCGAGACGACGCCGATGATTGTCATCATGCAACGAATCCACTACCACGACCTGAGCGGCTATCTGTTGCGTGGTGGAAGTGGGGAAAAGTGGCATCACCTGAATTTGCCGGTGATTATCGATAGCAGCCGCAGTTACGAAGAAACATATCCGGAAAACACTCACGCTATCCCGATTGACCACGGCCTGCCTGATGGCTGGCTATGGCCGTTTAAGCATAACGAATCGCACCGTGTATCTCTGTTCTCTCACCGGCGCACCGCCGAAGCTCAGTACATGCAGAACCCGAAACGCTTCAATGCGGAGGGTGCTCTGTGGAATGAGGAGATGATCAGCGCCGCACACGCGATGCGAATCACCCAGGATCTGGCCCGTACGGTCGTGGCAATCGACCCGCAGGCCACAAATAGCGAAGAGAGTGACGAATCCGGCATCGCTGTTGCGAGTGTTTACGGTAGTGGTGATGAGCGGCAGTACAGCCTTGATGCTGACTACAGTGGCAAATATTCCCCCAATGGATGGGCGACGAAAGCCATTGAGGCCTATGAGCAGCATGAAGCTGACGCGATCGTCATTGAGACAAACCAGGGCGGGGACATGGCAGAGGACACACTCCGAAACGCCGGGTTCACCGGGCGCGTTATCAGGGTGCATGCCAGCAAAGGCAAGTATGCCCGCGCAGAGCCTATATCTGCACTGTATGCACAGGGTCGCGTCGCCCACCGTGGCAGCCTCTACGAGGTGGAAAACCAGTTCATGGAATACGTGCCATCTACCGCCAAGAAATCGCCGGACCGGCTTGATGCTGCTGTGTATGCACTCACCGAATTATCAGAGCCACAATCAATCGGCATGTTGGTGCGTTCGCGCTGACGGAGGACATAAGTGAACGAAAGCCAAATGAAACAAGAGCGCGCCTCGAATGCCAATCTTGAAAAAGAACGCCTGAACTACCTGTCCTCGCTGTTCAACGGAACCAGCAATACGAAGCGCCAGCGCCTTTACCAGGAGTTCGGATATCCCGTCGATCTCTGCTTTGAGGATTTCTACCGGGCATGTCGCCGCAATGCTGTTGCTGGTGCGGCCGTCAGTCGCATGGTTGATGGATGCTGGGAGGATTTCCCGGATATTTATGAAGGCGATAAAACCAAAGATGCCACCAAACAAACTCAGTGGGACAAGCGGGTTAACAAGCTGCTCAAGCGCTGCTGGAAGCAGATTAAGGGCGCTGACCGACGCAACCTGGTAGGTCGATATTCTGCTTTGTTGATTCAGGTTAAAGACAGCAAACAGTGGCGTGATCCGGTAGATACCGTGGTCGTAGGTCAGTTGGAAGAAAAGGCGCTGGTAAAACTCATCCCTGCATGGGAAGCGCAGATTGAGCCCATTGAATGGGATAGTGACCCAGAAAGTGAAACTTTCGGCGATGTGACGATGTACTCGTTCATTGAGCTGTCGGTGGGCAACAACAAAGACGCCCGGCCCGGCCGCATAATCAACGTTCACCCAGATCGCGTCATTATCCTGGCTGAAGGCTCCGATGATGGCTCAATGACTTCCGGGCGCTCGATGCTGGAAGAGGGTTTTAACAAGCTCCTGGATCTCGAAAAGGTTTCCGGCGGCGGGGCGGAGGGGTTTCTTAAGAATGCCAGTCGCCAGCTAAATTTCAATTTCAGCTCCAAGACGAACTTCGCTCAACTGGCACGCGCCCTCGGCGTAACAGAGGCCGAGCTATCGAATGCGATGGATGATCAGGTGCGTCGACTGAATGACAGCACCGACAGCGCAGTCATGATGCAGGAAGGCGATGCTAGCGTGCTCTCAGTGGCCGTTGCAGACCCGGAACCCACCTGGCGAACGGCGCTTAATGAGTTCTGCGCCACCGTGCCGATCCCCGTTAAAGTTCTGATCGGCATGCAGACCGGGGAGAGGGCCAGTACGGAAGACGCTAAGGACTGGGCCAAAACCCGCATGAGTCGCCGTAATGGCTTCCTTACCGACGTGATCACGGATGTGGTTTCGCGCTTCTGGACCCTTGGAATTATTCCGCCAGCTCAGAATGAAGAAATTACCGTAGGCTGGTCTGATCTTCTGGCACCGAGTCAGGCAGAGAAGATTGCCAACATGGACAAGCTCGCGGACGTGGCTGTGAAATCCACGAATGCCTTTGGCCGTTCTGCTATCACTGAGAACGAAATTCGCGCTGCGGGCGAACTGCAACCGCTGCCTGAGCTTGATGATGAGGATCTGCCAGATGGCAACAAACCAAAACCTGATCCTCTGGCCGACCCTCAGTCAGAAGCCGAAAAGCCCGGTGATACCACGGTCGAAAGTTGACCCAACAATGTCACGTAAGTCCGTCAGCAAGATGGAGCGCGACATTGAGGATCGGTATTACGCGATAAAGGTGGCGCTGAAAGCCCTGTTCGACCAGCGGCTGACCGGGCGTGAGCGAGAGGTTAACAGCCACAGCTGGCACTTCCTGTGTCACGTTAACGGTGCAGAGCCAACGCTCTACCAGGTCAACGCTGGCAAGTTCATCTACGACATGTCAGCGCAGGAACTGGCCGACCTGCTGGAAGCGGTGCAGGTTATTCTCGACGATTACCTGCTCGAAGGCGGCGAACAAAACCTGTGGGCGATGGATTACGTCGCCGCAGAGGCGCAGCGCGGCACGCTAGAGGCATTCAACAACCTGTCGCAGCAGTCGCAGGTATATGCCAGCCAGACGACTCTACAGCAGCTTTTAAGCAGCCCTGCATACCAGAACCAGATCGCCAGTGCCTACATCAGCACGTATAGCGACTGGAAGCTGGAAGCTGACCGGGCGCGCGGTGACCTGGCGAACATCATCGCGGATGCCGTTGGGCGCGGTGTGAATCCCCGCGAAACGGCGCAGGTGATAAGCAAGCGCCTTGATGTCTCTATGGTCCGCGCAAAGACTATCGCTCAGACTGAGCAGGTTGGCGCGCTGCGCCAGGCGCAATGGAACGAAACGGACTGGGCGGCTGATCGGCTGGGGCTGAATACCGGCTTGTTGTGGCTGTCAGCACTCAAGCCAACGACGCGCACCTGGCACGCCAGTCGTCACGGCAAGGTCTACACCACCGAGCAGGTACGAGACTTCTACGCTGAGAACGGCAACCGGTACAACTGCTATTGCAGCCAGATTCCGGTACTGCTCAACGACGACGGCAGCATTTTCAATCAGGGGTTAGCTGAGAAGCTGGCAAAAGAGCGCCAGCAGTGGACCGCTAAGGAGGCCGCGTGATCGTAGTCATTGTTCTGTTACTGCTACTTATCATGATCCTGATTGCTATGGCAGCCGGTTCTGGTTCGGTTGATCCTTGCTCCTGTCATCGCTGCGGTAAATATGTTCCTGCGCCAGCGCGATTCTGCGATGGCTGCCGGCCAGCGCCACTGAGTGGGTATCAACCGAGTAACACAACCTCATCAGGCAAAGTGCTGCCACCACCAAAACAACCCTAAGAGGACGCAACGTGAAGCTATCCAGCATCCACGTTAAATCCCTCGCCATCAACGCCTCCAACATCTCAACGACCACCATCAACGGCCAGGAGCACTACATCATTCGTGGTGCGGTTCCGATCGTCGATGACATTGTGATGAATGGCGGTCTGTACCCGGCGGAGGAGATTAACAACAGCTACCAGACGATGGAAGGCAAGCTGATGCCTCTTCCGCACCCGATGGTAGATGGCAAATATGTCAGCGCCAATGACCCGCGGGCCATTAACAGCTATCACGTCGGAGCATGGGCGCAGAACGTAAGCAAGTCTGGCGACCAGGTCGTCATGGACGTTTATATCAATAAGGCGGTCGCCGAGACAAAGCCTGACGGTAAGCGCCTGATTAATCGTCTTGATGAGATGATCGCCGGCACCAACACCGACCCGATACACCTGTCTACCGGCTTACTCACGAACAAAGAGAGAAAGTCTGGCGAGTCGAAGCAGAAGAAGTACTCATGGATCGCTCGCAATATGCAGTTCGACCATATCGCTATCCTGCTCGATGAACCGGGCGCCGGCACTCCAGAAGAAGGCGTCGGCTTGTTCGTGAATGCCGATGGTCAGGAGGGCGAAGTCGAAACTGCAAGCCTCGTTGATGCGGCAAATAGCCTCAAAGATGGCCTGCTGAACAAAGTTAAGTTCTTCCTCACCCATAACTCAGAAGCCTCGTTCGATGAAATCTACCAAATGTTGCGGGAAGCCATTCGCACGCCGTCAGGCAGCGATGTTTATCGCTATGTCGTGACCGTATGGCCCGACAAATTCATTTTCGAAGAGGGCAATAAGCTCTTCCAGCAAAAATACCTCATCGACGACAGCACAGTCACGCTGGTCGGCGATCCAGTAGAGGTCGTGCGCAAACCCACTGAGTACGAAGTCAAAACCAACGGAGAAACAAACCCGATGAAAGAGAAGATGATCGCCGCGCTCAATGCCGCAGGCGTTAAAACCGAGGGGCTGACCGACGATCAGGTCTGGGATGCCTATAACCAGCAGGTTCAGAAGAAAGCAGGCGACCAGCCGGGTACTCAGATTAACTCTGACGCGATTACTGCGGCAGTAAATCTGGCAATTAAGCCGCTGACTGACGAGATCAGCACGCTGAAAACTCAGCTGCAGGCCAACGCTGAAAAAGACCTCAAGACCAAGCGTGAAGCGGTCAAAGCGAAATTCCCGTTCATGACCGAAGCGGCGATCAACTCGCTGGCCGGCGAAGCGCTGAACGACATGTACTCGCAGTGCCAGACCAGCACCGGTCTGAACCCGGCATTCCAGGGGAATGGCGCTCAGAGTGAAATCCTTTCTATGGAGGCTCCTGAATAATGGCTCTCGCACCTCGTTTCCATACCGTAATCGCGGGCCCGGCCCGCAAGAATGACCCGCAGGTCATTGAAGCAATCATGGCGGCAGCAGTGAAGCCAGGATCTCTGGTAATGCTGGATAGCACAGGGAAACTTGCTGTTCACAATGTGGCCGGTGGTGCAGGGGTAGCCCTGGCGCTCCAGCACAATTATATCGGCGGCGGTGATATCCGCGATGCAGTGCCGGCCGGGGATACTGGGGCGGCCATCATGTGCGAAGACGATGTCGATTACCACATGCTGGTAAAGGCTGGCGAAGTGTTGCTGGAAAACGAAGGTCTGGTTTCTGCCGGTGACGGCACACTGGCCAAGTCGACCACTCCAGCAACCGACCAGGTCCTCTTCTTTTCACGCGAAAAAATCACCGTTGGTGCTGAAGCCCAGCTCGTGAAAGTTCGCAAATCAGGGAAAGCTACCGCATGAGCATGATCGTATTTAACAAAAAGCTGGTTACTGAACATAACCAGATTAAGAAGGCATGGAATCAGCTGCTGATGCAGCGCGAATCCTTCAACGTTAACCAGAACAACATTTCCGCCCAGTACGGCGGCGCGCTGGAAGTTAACCAGGCTGCGCTGATCTCTAAAGACTACTGGCGTGAAGTGGACAACATCACCACCCGGGTCTTCCGCAACGACGAAGGCAACGGCCTGCTTGATGACCTGCTCGGTCTCGGTACGCCGATCTCTATCGGCAAGACGGCGGCGCTATACCGCGTTTCCAGTGACGCTGGAAAGGTTCATCGCACACTGACTGGCCATGTTCCGGAAGAGCTGGATAAAGTCATCTACGACGAAGCTGGCGACCCGATCCCGATCTTTAACACCGGCTACAGCCGCGAATGGCGTGAGTGGAACGGCATGCAGTCCGAAAACCTCGACGCGATGGCCGATGACCAGGAAGCGCACGTTGCGGCTATCCGTGAAGACATGGCTGACTACATGCTTTCAGGCGATGCGAAGGTGAAGGTGAAGGGCTATGTCGGCGCTGGTATCACCAACCACGCCAACACCAATCAGGTAGACCTGAGTGCTTCAGGCCTCAACATCGACCTGACCACTGCTACTCCTGACGAGATGGTCGCTTTCTTCACCGGACCGTTCGCGAAGCTTCTGGACGATAACTACGTGCAGGAGAAGGTGAAGGTTTGGGTGTCGCCTGACATCATGCGCAACATGAGCAAGCCGTACTCCTCCGCTGCGGGCTTCAAAGAAGGCACCGTGCTGGAATACATCCTGCGCTACGGCCGCATTGAGTCGGTGAACCAGACCTTTAAGCTGACCGGTAACCACTTCATTGCGTACGTTCGCAACTCGCAGTACATCAAGACGCGCATCGCCGCGCCGGTGGGTACCTTCATGATCCCGCGACAGAATCCGTTCGACAACTACAACACTCTGGTCTGGAGTGCTGTTGGTCTGCAGATTAAGCGTGATTTCAACGGTCGCTCTAAAGTCTTCAACGCACAGGGTTAAGGGGCTTTGGCCCCTTTCTTTGGGAGAAAGCATGAAAACGTTAAAGGTCGAGAAAACCGGCTGCTGGGGCATGATTGATGACGTCTTCCAGCAACTTCCTGTTGGCCACGAATTCGTCGCGGCGGACGTTCCTGCAGCTTTTGCTGGTCGTGTGTCGGTGGTGGGCGAAGTGGAAGAGCAAGCGCTGGAAGTGGCTACGCCGGGTAATGATGCTGCAGAGCAGGCAGAGCAGGCAGAGCAGCAGGAAGAATCTGCCAGCAAATCGAAGAAGGCGAAATAACCATGGCTGACCCAATCACAGCGGCAGACGTGCAGGCGTTCCTCGGTGAGTTGGGTTACGCCATCCCCGCCGCGCTCCTTGATCCGATTCTCTGCGTGGTGAACAAGATTATCCCGTGCCTCGATGGTGCGGGATATGACGGCTGTTCGGCAAAGCTGATCCTGATGTATGCCGCTGCGCTCATGGCGACGTCATCCGGCGCCCGCCGCATCAAATCGCAGGGCGCTCCGTCCGGCGCGTCCCGCTCGTTCGATTACGGTGACGATGGCATCACCTGGCTGCGTGACTCGCTGGCGAAACTGGATACCAGCGGCTGCACCAGTGAACTTCCGATCAGCGCCGGCAACAGTGTGGGCCTGTTTATGGTGGTCGGGGGCTGCTAATGGCGTGGGTTTCAGTTCAGCAACGGCTGCCGCGGACGTTTACCCGGGTGTGGGTGATCACCGATACCGGCCAGCAAACTACGGCGTACGTGAAAAGCGACGGTGAGTGGTTCATCAACTGCGACCGCATACGCGCCACAGGCGCTGTTGTGCTGCGATGGAGGGATGACTGATGTCATCGGTAGCCAATTGGTCATACACCGCGACGGCGACAATCTGGCGGCGCATACGCGATGCTGACGGTAGTGATACCGACGGCGGAGGTCAGCCGTACGGGTGGGAAGCGCCGATCGCTATCCTCTGCGACTACCAGGGCGGCCTCTCTGCAAAAATCGGTGACCTTGGCCGGGAGCTCGTTGTTAAAAACACGATATGGAGTGAATACGCAACGGCGCGGGAAGGGGATTACATCCTGATTGGCGCGTCGACCGATGCAGCACCGCCGGATGAGGCCGATGAGATTCGGCAGATCGTCCAGTTCGCAGATACGTTCGAGCGCCTGGCGGACGATTTCGCACTGATTACGGGAGTCTGATTATGGGCGCTAAAGTTCGCGGCATCCGCCAGGCCAAGGCCAACCTAGATCGCATTATCAAAGACGTCCAGGGGCGTAAAGTCGTGCGGGCAATCCAGTCTGCGATGCTTATCGGCAGCGCGCAGGCAGCACTTTACACCCCGATCGATACGTCGACGCTCATCAACAGCCAGTTCCGCGAAATCATGACTAACGGCACCAGGGTAACCGGGCGCGTTGGTTACTCCGCCAACTATGCGGTGTATGTTCACGACCCGGCAGTGAAACAGGACTTCCGGCGAGCAACGGCCCGCAAGGAGTTCTTAACGAAGGGCTTCGAGGATACCCGCAGCCAGATTGACGCGGTGGTGAAGAAGGAGCTTTCGCTATGACCCCTCCGATGTATATGCGCCTCAAAGACCTGTTTGTGGCTGAGGGGCTTACCGCGGGGTTTAAGGTCCAGTGGCGGCAATGGCGCGACACCGGGAAAGATACCGATCAGTTCATCGTGTTCCGGTCTTCCGGCGGTACCGATATCACCTTTGACCTCGGCGGCGACTGGTATGTGATGGTTGATGTGATCTCCTCGAAGGCGAATCCCGATGCTGCTGACGCCGCGGTAAACGCCATTGTCGAGTATATCAGCGCGCAATCCGGCGCCGATGATTGCGTAGGCGCGCTACGGCTTGTCGGCAATGTCCCGGCGCCGATCCCCACCGAAGAGGGACGGTTAGTAACCCGGCTGCTCGTCTCCTGCACATACGGCGAATAATCGTCAGAATCACCCATCAGGCTGCCATATGGCGGCCTTTTTTAATTGAGAGGCATACATGCAAGGCTGCGCTAATGACACCGGCAAGCTGATTGGTAAGGTGGCCGTGCTCCGCATGGCTTTAGGTTGTGCTGATACGGTACCAGCGCTTTCCGAATGGAAGCGACTCGGCGCCATGACCACCAAGGGCTTTGACTACTCCATGAATACCGTCACCTCTGAGGCTGACGATACGAAAGGTCTGGTTGAGAACCTGGTCAACAACATGGACTTCACCATCTCCGGCGAAGGTGAGTTCCGCAAGAAAGACAAGACGACGGAAGTTGGCGCTATTGCCATCTCGAAATATATTTTCGATGAAGTGCAGGCCGGCCGGCAGCCGTCTGTCTGGGTTCGCTTCGACTTAACTGGTGAAGACGCTGGCACTTATATCATGGGGTACTTCAACACCACCTCCTGGTCTGGTGATTTCGGCACCACGGATATTTCAACCTTCTCTGGTGAGTGGAAAGTTGCTGATGCAGACACCGTAGTATTTGAGGTCGCTCCACCGGCGCTGGCGTTTACCACCAACCTGCCGACGACCAAGAGCGTGGCGGCAGGGGCGGCTCTGAATATGTCGGTAGTGGTTGAGGGTGGAACAGCACCTTACACCTACGTCTGGAAGAAAGATGGCACGGTTGTCAGCGGGCAAACAACGGCGACCTTCAACAAGGCCAGCGCTGCTTCCGGTGATGCCGGGGTTTATACCTGTGAAGTCACCGACTCCTCCGCGACACCAGTCAAGATCACGTCTGCATCCTGCACGGTCACTATCAGTTAACCATCAGGCCATTTCGTGAATAGTACAAAGGGCGTTCTGCGCCCTTGATACTGTTTATGGAGCGACTATGACCCCGATTAAAGAATTAGGCGAATGCGTTATCGGTACCGGTGATCGGGAATTCTTTTTCCGGCCGTCGTTTCGCAACATGGCACGCATTGGAGAGCCAGAGGAAATTGTTCAGGCGTTCTATGACCTGTGCAATGATGAGGCGACGCCATTCGTGCGGCGCGTATCTGAGGCCTATATCCGCGATGAGTACAGCCGAATTCCTGATTGCGTCCTGCGGTTTATGCAAAGCGGGCTCCTGTCACGCAAAGCGATCATGGCTGCTCACACGGTACTGACAGCATGTTGTGACGATGATATCGGCGATCTGGTTGGATGGATGAAGCCGGGGAAATCACGCAAGCGTGGCTTCGTCTGGCGGCCCGGCAGCATGCCGCCGGAAAGCATGGTCATTGTCGCGCAAAACCTGATGATGCACGGCATCATCGGCAAAGCGAAGGTGCGTAAGCTGCAGCGTTACGAAACGAATGAGACAACCGCAGAATTCCGCGCAGCTGACTACATCATGGCGGCCCGCAACCATTTCGGCATAAGCCGGGAAGAGGCCGAGAACCTCACGATGACAGAGTTCAGCTTACTTCTGAATGCTAAATATCCAAACCAAAAGGGCTTCACCAGAGAGGAGTTTGACTCCGTAATGAGTGAAGATGATAAGCGCTGGAATGCAATGCTTGCAGCTGAAGAAGCTGGTAAAATGAACAAGCGCCTAGGGTAGCTCCCGAAAAGGCGGAACGTAGACCGCTCTGGCGCACCTGCCATCTACGGAACCTGCTACGAGGTTTAGAATGAATGACCATTTAAGTCAGCGCTATCTTTTAGAATGCTTTGATTATTCTCCCGATACAGGATTGCTTTCCTGGAGACGCCGCCCAATCCATCATTTCACTAGCGAAGTCGCTATGAACCGATTTAATGGTAGGTTTACCGGAAAGGAGGCGTCCAGCTCGTTGAACGGACGATATTTATATGTTCGTGTGAACAAGAAGCATCACCTTTGCCATAGGGTTATATGGTGCATGCATCATGGGTTATGGCCTGAAGGCGATGTGGATCATATTAATGGCAATAAGTGTGACAACCGCATAGAAAACCTACGGTGTGTCAACAGAAGCCAAAACATGTCTAATGTTGGCATGCAAAAAAACAATAGCTCTGGTTTTATCGGTGTCTTTTGGGCGTCACGGGAAGCTAAATGGATGGCAGTTGTTGCGCACAATAAGAAAAACATACGTTTAGGTATGTTCGACTGCCCAATACAAGCGGCTCTTGCATACAACGCGGGCGCGCTAAAGTATCACGGCTCATATGCGCAAAAGAAGGTTGACATAAACATCAAAGCCATTGAGCTTGCAAGGGCTGAATAACTTAAAAGACAGCCCACTCAGGTGGGCTTTTTTGCAATTAGTGCTATTTAATTGATGCCCACAAAATACCTCGAACTCACCATATCTACTCATGCTTCATCGTATCTAATCGTGAGTAATTGTACTTAAGTAATTGAAAGAAAATGAAATGTTTACAGTAGCGGCAGCAGGCGGTTTAATGGCCTTTCCGGTCGCTCTTTAACAATTAGTTGCGAGTTTTACTTTTCGTCATCCAGATATCCCATGCGTCTACCAAGTATTGCTGCAAGTCTCCTGGCGTGCTCTTCACCTTCGCGCAGGATTTCCGCCGTGAACGGATCTTTTTTCGCAAGAGTGGTTAAGAATATTTCTTTTTCTTCAGGCGTTGAGGTGGCATTAAAAGCAGCCTGAGTTGAGTCGAAGTCAACCAGATCGCTTTCAGAAATAGCCTTATCGGTATCAAGCGCCTCTTGAAGTATCTGAACGATCTCTGAGTTCATTGACCTGCCGTTGGCCTTGGCGCGCTCAGCTATTGCTTCACGCATTCCTGAGGGCAGCCTTACGTTAAACCTGTCCATTTCTTGGCTAGGGAATCTGCTCATAAGTCCTCAAATTTGCAATTATGACGACAAACAATAGCACCAACTTGACATCGTTTAAAATGGTGCTAAATTGGTTGTAGAACCAAGTTGACACCATAGAGGGAGATAGTAGATGCAAGACGTACTCTATACCGGCCGCAAGAACGACAGTTTCCAGCTTCGTCTGCCAGAGCGAATGAAGGAGGATATCCGGCGCTTAGCTGAAATGGATGGGATTTCGATTAACTCTGCAATTGTGCAGCGTTTGGCAAAAAGCCTGCGTGAGGAGCGCATGAATGGTCAGTAAAAACAGCGAAGCCCCATTGGCGGCAACCTTTGGGGCTTCTATCGAAAATAACCGCGAAGGAAATATCGACATGAACAGTGTACAGAATAAAGAGCTAAGTTTCCACAATGTCACCCTGGTTCCGGCACCTGTTGCGGATGGTATATGGCTGACATCGGCAGATATCGCTAAGGCACTGGGATATGCTTCAAGTAAAAGCGTTTCGACCATTTACTCACGCAATTCAGATGAGTTCACAAGCAGCATGTCAATGGTCATCAAAATGAAGACCAATGGAATAAACAATAACTTACGTGAAAAATCGGTCCGCGTGTTCTCTCTTCGTGGTTGCCACCTGATCGCGATGTTTGCCACTACAGACAAAGCCAAAGAGTTCCGCCGCTGGGTGCTGGATATTCTGGATCGCGAAGTGGCACATTCTCCGATTGCGAAGCAGTTCAGTGATGATGAGCTTTGCTCTTTGGCATGGTTATGGCGGGCCAGCGACGTCATGCTCAAAGCCTGCAATAGCGTCACACCTCTACTGAGAGTGGCAGAGCATCGCCAGGCAGGACACTTTCATTCAATCGGTCAGGAGTATCCGAGGTCGATTAACAAGGCAAGAGAAGTGCTTAAGCGCGAGACAGCGCATATCGAATTTCACCCATGGAAGGATGATAACTGGAGCAGGGTATTGCCGCACCTGCGTCAGGAGATGTTGCAATGATGCATAAATAGAAAAGCCGACAGTTCGCAGCTGCCGGCTATCCATAAATCTGTCATAAGGGTCCAACCAATGACTTCATTAAATTTAGCACCAAAAAGCAGTGTTGTCACCGATAAAACCATTGACAGCCAGTCTTTGCTGATGATGGTTAATCAGGCTCGCAAGCAGTGCGGGGAGCCAGAGGTACGCAACAATAAGTTCATTGAAAAAGTAGTCGACGAACTTGATGGGGAGTTTTACACAAAAAGTGTAAAACCCTCCGGCACCAATGGCGGCCGTCCTGTTGAGGTAATTGACATGACGATCAAGCAGGCCCTTCGCGTGGCGGCCCGTGAGTCTAAAGCTGTTCGCCGCTCTTTGGTTGATAAGCTGGAAGACATGCAGGCTATCCAGGTGCCGACCAAAAGCACCTCAGGGCTTACTGAATATCGGCTTGCCAAAGCTGAACAACTCAAAGCTCAGGCGCTGGAGAAAAACATCGCATCGGCCCGCGAGCTGATGTCAATGTTCCCGCGGCTTGGTGAATCGGCTAACCAGGTGATCGTAGCCACCCTTGTTAACCCACTTCTCGGTCACGAAGTTGTACCACTGCCAGCGATTGAAGAGCATTACTCAACGGCGGGTGAAGTAGCGGCGCAGCTCGGTTGCACTGCGAACAAGATCGGTCGCGTGGCTAATAAACACAACCTGAAAACTGAGCAGTACGGCAAGTTCTTTCTGGATAAGTCAAGACACTCAGACAAGCAGGTTGAAGCTTTCCGTTACAACGCCGAAGGGGTTCAGGCGCTTCGCCACCTGATTAATGGTGCTGATGTGGCGTAACTAATTGTATAGAAGGCAGAGTGTAAATTTGCATTCTGGTAATCAAACCCGCTTAATTGCGGGTTTATTGCTTGATGCGAATATCTTCGCACCGCTTTACCCGCCGCGATTTTCGTAGTTGCGGTTTTTGTCGTATCGCTTCCCCTCTGCTACGATTGCCGCATCATTTACTGATGGGGATAGGGATATGAAGAAGCTTATTGTTTTCGGTTTGTTAGTTGTAATGGGTGGCATTGTTGCCGCAATCGCATTGGTACCGACTCAGGATGCTCAAAACGCAGCAATGACAGAAGCATGTAGCTCAATAATCAAATCGAGAATGAAATCTCCGTCCTCCTACTCGATGGAAAAGGCCCTTATCAGCTCTAAGCAGCTGTCAGGAGAAGAACTTAACAAAAAGATTGAAAGCCTTCAGGTTGAGTCTTTGCGCGATGGGGTGAGAAACGGGCTTTTTACGCTTAAAAACGCCGATATATTTGTGGATTTTCAGGCAAGCAATGCTTTTGGGGTACAACTAAAAGGTTTGGGTAAATGTGAATACAATATTTTCAGTGAGGATTGGGCCTCTCTTGAGTCTGTGATCATTGATGGTAATGCATTGCCTTCCGTTGACGTTACTATCGAATCAGTAGGTAATAAAATTAATTCTGGATTCTCATCAAAGTTAAAATATTTACAATACAAACTTCAAGGCAAGATATAATTTTCTAAAAATAAAGCAAACCCGCTTCGGCGGGTTTTTTTATGCCCGGAGGAAACATGGCAAGCGCTGAACAGGTTGGCAATATCGTTTACGAAGTAGAGATGAATGTCGCCAGACTTATCGAAGCCCAGCAGCAGGTTAATAAGCGCCTTGATCAGATGGATTCTAAGTTTGAGCAATCGTCACGATCTGCCGGGCGGTTTGAAGGTGCTTTAAATAAAGTTGGCGTTGCCATTGCAGCAGCTTTCACCATTGATGCAGCGAAGAAGCTTATCGCCATCGGCGACGAGATGGTTACGCTACAGGCGAGGATAGCTAGGTTAAGCCCCAGTATTGATGCAGCTAAAGATACTTTAGCCTCTTTATCTGCTATTGCATCACAAACAGGAAGCGGGCTTTATGAGACGGAAAAATTATGGGAATCTTTAACAACCTCTCTCAAGGAAACAGGGGCAACCAATGCTCAAGTTCTATCTTTGACAGCCACTCTTCAAAAGATTGGGACGATAGGAGGGTCATCTGCTGAAGAGATGAGTAACGCTTTGCGCCAGTTTGGCCAATCGATGGCGAAAGGCGTTATACAAGCGGAAGAATTCAACTCAGTAATTGAGCAGATGCCAGAACTGGCAAGGCAAATAGCAGCTGGCTTAGGGATTTCAATCGGCGATCTGCGTAAAAGAATGCTAGAGGGAAAACTTACTGCACAAGATGCACTCAATGCTATTCAAAGCCAATCTAGGTCAGTTAACGCTGAATTTGAAAAAATGCCGGTCAGCATTGATCGCGCAAAGAACAGCCTCGATGTGGCCTTCAAAAATGCTATTAACGACCTGAACCAGGCAATAGGCCTGACCACGACCCTTGCAGGGTTAATGCAGAGCGTCGCGGATAACCTCAATTACTACAACAACAATGTCGGCGATTCTTCAAGAATGCCGAAGCTGATCAAGCTCCAGCAGGATCTGAACAATGAGCTGAAAGACGGCCAGAGATGGTATGAAACTGACTCAGTTTTTCAGGCCAGAAGGGCGCAGGCAGCAGTGCAGCTGAAGCAGATTGAGGGGGAAATAGCCCACATTCGAGCAAAGGCTCAGAAGGACGCCGGAAGCAACCAGTTTAATGCGCCGCCGACCAAAGGTGATGACGCCGCAACCAAGAAGCTGGTTCAAAACTCTGAGCGCCGTCTTGCATTGGCCAAACTTGAGGGTGAGGCGCGAGCCAGGCTTCAGGCCCAATATGATGCAGCTGATGCTGGGGTGACCGATCCGAAGCGAATAAAAGCGCTGCAGGACGAATACGCCGAAACCTATCGGGTTACGGAGGCGAGGAAGGAAAGCGACAAAGCCGGGAAGCAGTCGGCGTCTACCGCAGATTCTATTGCCCAAAAACTCGAAAACCTTCGCCAGCAGTCTGAGCTTGCAGCGGACTCAACTCAGGAATTGAGCCGTGAGCAGGCGATATTGCGTGCGCAGCAGTCTCTCGGTAAATCAGCTACTCAGGCTCAAATCCAGGAAGCAGGCAAATACGCAGCAGCCGCATGGGATGCAGCCGCAGCGGCGAAGGGGGTAACAGAGGCGCTTAATGCCATTCCGGAACAGGCTGAGAATAAATCCTACGCTGAATCCATGCAGAACCTGAAAGCGGCGCTGAACGCCGGGAAGATTGATCTGCAGGAGTACAACGCAGCCACTGAGCAGATGGAGCAGCAGCATCAGGCCAACCTTGCCAAAATACGCTCGCAGCAGGTGGTTAACCCCACCCAGCAGGCACTTGCCGAAGTTGACCCGGTGCAGCAGTTGGCCAACCAGCACGCGCAGGAGCTGGCGCTGATTCAGCAGTTTGAGCAGCAAGGGGTTCTCGCCCATGAGAATGCATTGGCGCTGAAAAATGCCGCTGACCGGCAGTATGAGCAGCAGCGGATCGCAGCTCAATGGGAAATCCTCAGCCAGCAAAGCCTCGGCTATAACATGCTGACGAGTGCGGTTGACGCCTTTAGCGGGAATGCCTCCAATGCAATCACCGGCCTGCTAACCGGCACAATGTCAGCACAGGAGGCGATGCAGTCACTCGGCAATACCATCCTGAACAGCGTGATCAACAGCATTGTTCAGGTTGGCGTGGAGATGCTGAAAAACTTTATCATCGGGCAGACAATCGGGGCCGCATCCACTGCAAATGGGATGATACAGGCAGCGCTGCTGACAAACGCATGGACTCCAGCAGCCTATGCCGCCTCCGTGGCGACAGGTGGTGCAGCCGCAAAAGTGGGGGCCGTGGCCTATGGTTCTGGGCTGGCAACATCAATGGCTCTAAGCACTGTATCTGGTGCTCGCTACAACGGCGGTCCGGTAAGTGCCGGCGGCCTGTATCAGGTCGGCGAGAAAGGTAAACCAGAGATTTACCAGGCCAGCACCGGCAAGCAGTACATGATCCCCGGCGATAACGGGAAGGTCATCAGCAATAAGGATATGCAGTCAGGAGGAGGGATTAGCGTGCAGGTGAACGTCATCAACCAGTCTACCGGTGCCACCGTACAGAGTGCCGATGGCTACATGCAGGACGGTAGCGCAGTTGTGGACTTGCTGATCACCGACATGGAAAGAGGCGGCCCGGTATCCTCTCAGATGCAGCAGACATTTGGACTAAGCCGCAAAGCGCAAGCCACTTACTAAACCAAACCCGCTTCGGCGGGTTTTTTAATGGGTGAACATAATGAAAGTAGCAATCGAAGTTAATGGCGAGGTTATCTGGTACCGCGACAGCGATAAACAGGAGGGGGTGGCGTCGTTGGGCTACTTGAAGGACGGCACACAGCAGAAAATCATTGCCGCCCTTGAAGAGGCATTATTCCAGGCGAAAGGGCAGATGCTATTGCCTGATTACGTTGATTGAATATCTGTATGTAGCGCGATGCCCGGCAGGGAGAGCCAGAACGACATTCCAGTTACCGGAGTGCGGCACTGCAATGTTGGCGGGAAACTGCTTATAGAATCCGCCATAGACTTTGCAGCTTTCACCTCTCTTGTATCGGTTATAAGCAGCGTCATCCATAACAAGGACGTTGATTTGGTGGGAGCACTGAACGGAAACGATTGATCCGCCCTCCATGTAATCCCTGCTGTGCGTGTAAGACATATGACCTCTCTTGCTGTGTGTGAAAAATACACAGTATCAGCGAGACACATTTAGTAACATCCTGATAAAAGATCAGTGCCGCAGCAGCGGCATTTTTTATGCCCGGAGGAAACGTGGCAACAGTTCAATACCCTCCGTTCCTGCCGCTTCCCCAGCGTGCCGATCAGAACATGACGCAGGATACAGCCTGGCAGACGACGCAGACGGCAGTCGGTCCATTGATAATCACGCCGATCACTACGGACCTTAAAGCGACATGGACGCTGCAGTGGATATTCACGCTTGCCCAGGCCGAGAGATTTAAGTCGTGGCTGCGCTCGCCGACATACTGCGACCGCGGGCGTAACTGGTTCCATATGCCGATCGACCTGGGTGATACGCAGGGCGTTCAGCAGCAGACGCTGCATTTCGTCGATATGCCGGTGCAGACCAGCAAAAACGGCAACATTGTCACCTGGACCGCAACGGTCATCAGCAACGGTATCGAGGACATTACTGAGGACTACGATGACTGGATTGTTGAGGCCCAGCCTGGCTACGGATACTGGCTGGATTACCTGATCACCGAAGTTATGCCGAGGGCTGACTGATGCCGACATTGAGAGAGTGGAAGGAGCGGCGGCCGGCAAGCGACATCAAACAGACGGTGGAGTTTTATCACCCTGCGTTTGGTTATTACCGGGTGGTCAATAACCTGTTTCGCCCGGCGACGTTTGGCGGAAACTCGTTCGATCCTGCGCGGTTCAGCGTGACCGAGCCGGCGCAGGACGGAACGGCGGTCATATCCATGACGATCACTTTTGTCGCCGCGACGGAACATGTCCGGCAGACACTGAAAAGCTGGCGCGGGGCCGCGCGCATGACGCCGATAAAGTGCCTGTATCAGCAGTGGAACGCGATCGGCGATGCATCATCCCTGAAAGACTGGACGCTTTACGTGAACGACATTTCCGCCGATGCCAGCAACGTCACTGTGGCCGCCGGAAAGACTAACCCGCTGACGCTGGCCAACTCCATCATTTACACCACGAAAGACTATCCAGGGCTAATCACTGTATGACACAGAGCGACTTTATCGGGCTTGTTAACGGCAAGCCCTGGGCTAATCGCGCCTGCAGTTTTGAGCAGATGGACTGCTGGGGACTCGTCGTTTTGTATTACCGGCATGTTCTCGGCCTGGAGCTGCATCACATCGTCGGCTACGAATCGGGCGCGGATTTCATCACCTGCTACGAACAGGAGCACGCGCACTGGCGGCGTGTGCCGGTTGCCGCCATCGGCTGCATCGCGGTTTTTTACCGAGGCGACGTGCCGGCGCATATCGGTGTGATGATCAGCCCGGTTAAGTGCCTGCACGCCCGCGGGGAGTTTGGTTTTGTGCGCTGCGATAGCCCGCTGGCATTATTGAAGGTTTACAGCAAAGTGGAGTACATGGTGCATGGTGCGATATGAGTTACAGAGGCTGCCTGGCGCGCCGCTGCAGCGGGGAACGGTAGATGCCGGCACCATACTGGTGAGCCTGCTGGATTCCCTGCAACTGCACCGCGATGTTATCGTGAAACTGAATGGCCGAGCGCTGCCTGACGATTACGATATCAGCCGGCCACTGCGATCTGGTGATGTCGTGGCTGTCTTCGACCAGCCAGAGGGCGGGGTGGGAAAGCTCATCACCACGATATTGCGTCCGGTCACGAAAATCCTCTCCGGCGCGCTGAAGGTGTTCGGCCTGTCAAATAAGCCCAGCGCGTCAGTATCGGTGGCGACAGGCGAATCCCCCAATAACGACCTGACCGGCCAGACGAACCGCGCGCGACTCTACAAGGGGCGCCCGAACATTTACGGCCAGTGCCGCGTCTTTCCTGATCTGATTCAGGAAGCACTGTTCGAGTTCGTCGACAACAACAAACAGCTTACGGAGTGGTTTGAGGTCGGTTACGGCCGGTACACCATCTCATCGATCCGCTACTCGGAATCGAACCTCGGCAGCCTGGCGGGAGCCAGTTCTGCGATTTATAACCCGGGTGACGTGATCGGCACGATTGAAGTCGGCTATCAGTTCGATGATGTCGATAACGAGACGGTCCCAGGACTGAATGAAAGCCAGGACTTCCCGGCCCAGACGGCGACCACGACGGCGCCGACATCGGTGGCGATCGAGAGTAATCAGCTCAAGGCTGTCGTGCTGTCGAACGATGACAACTTTGCATACTTCGCCGCACTGGCGGTGCCACACCCCGTGTCATTCGTCATCAACGCCACCTGGAACGACGGCGGAACAAGCGTCACACGGAACGTCACCGGCGCCGGGAATATCATCTCCTCTGAGAGCTTTATTGGCGACGACACGCTTTCTTACACGACGTTCTATATCGGCGAACTGTCCGGAGAAATTACGTCTCTGCCGGGCAATGCAGTCATCAACCCGACGCTGTTCACACTGAATGACCAGACCCCTCTGGTTATCGGACCGTCAGTGTCGCCGATCGTCTCGACGCAGGTATGGGTGCATGTGCTGGTTCAGCTCGGCGCGACGGCCGGCACAACGCAATACCGGATCAAGTTCTGGCAGGTCGATGACGACAACAATCAGGTGCCGGGGACATCCGAGCAGCACGATTATTTCTTCGATAACGACTTCCAGGTGACGACCCGGTATTTCCGCACAACGCATAAGTTCGTTCCGGCAGCCGGGGCAGGGCGCTATGCGGTGACCATCGAGCGCCTCGACAACAGCAATGACGCCAACGTCGTGACGCTGATGGCGATCCACGCAGTGAACGTGCGCGAAAACGTCGTGTATCCGGAAGACACGATTGCCCGCATCACGATCAAAGGCTCGAACGACAGTAATAGCAACCGCGAGCAGAAGTACAACATGCTGGCGCAGCGGCATACCATCAGCTACGACCGGACAACCGGCGCGGTTGATTACACGCTGCGGCCGAGTCGTTCGTTTGCTGACGCTATCCTGCATGAGTGGGTGGTTGTGGGTAAACAGGACGTGGCCAGTATTGACGTCGCGGCTCTTTATGCCATTGCCGATTCGCTGCCGGATGAGGCGCTAGGGTATTTCGATTACACCTTCTCGGATGAGAAGCAGTCGCTGGGAGAGAAAATAGCGACGATCGCCAATGTGGCCCGCGTTGACGGCAATAACATTGGCGATGTGCTGACATTCTGGCGTGATGAGAGGGTGGCAAATCCCGATGCGGTTTTTGCGCGCTCAAACATGTTCTGGGACGAGTACAAAGTGGCATGGCAAATGTCTCTCCCAGGTGGTTACGACGGCGTGGCGCTGGATTACGTCGACCCGCTGACGAACAAGAAGGCGTACATCTACCTGCAGATCGACAGCAGCGGCATTACCGAGGTTGAGGATGCCACTGTTAACGCGATGCAGATCAGCCTGGACGGCTGCCGCAACGCCATTCAGGCAACCGATCGGGCCTGGCTTGAGGCGAGGAAAATCCTTTACTCACGCCTGACCATGACGGTGAAAGTGCTGGAGTCGACGCAGGTTGTTCGCGGTACGGTGGTTCAGTGTCCGGACATGTACGACAACGCGCAGCAGACTGGATACATCACCGGGCGCTCCGGGGATGTGTTCTCGACGTCAGAGCGTATCGACTTTTCTCTCGGCGATATGTGGGTGGTGATGACCGACAGCCTCGGCAATTACCGCGGGCGCTGGCGGGCATACCCGGTAAGCGGCAAGCCCAAAGCATTTCAGGCTGTAGCCGATACCTTCGATCTGAACATTTATGACCGAGAAAATGTGCAAAACCCGAGCCGTTATTTCATTGCTACCGACTCGGAACTCAACTCCACAATCTGGCGTGTCGATAGCGCCAAACCCAATGGTGACGATACTCAAACCCTCTCACTCACTGAGTATTCAGACTCGATTTATCCGTAACGCACAGCAGTAATCACCAACTTCGCGCACACCATCAGATTGACATCTGAGGGCTTCGTGCGCCTTTTATAGGGCGACATGCACAATGGCAGAAGTACCGTTACCAACTCCAACCGACAATCAGGTACCCAGCACTGATATCCGGGACACAGTTTATGCTGGCGCCATGCTGGATAAGGTTGTCACCAGTACAGAGCTGACATACACCGATCGCCTCGGCGGTGAGCACTACACCGTAGATGGTATCAAGGCGGAAGGGGATAAAGTCGTTGAAGAAACGCGGCAGAATCTGATCCCTCTAAGCCGTCAGTACATGACCCTGGCTGATGCTCAGGCTGATATCGCGAACATACCAGAGGGCAGCACAACTTATGTACGTAGTGCAGACGGTAATTCGCTGGCAGACGAGTACATCAACAACGGTGGAACGCTGGAGGCCACAGGGCGGCAAATGCCATCACAGGTTTATATCGACTCATTACTGAGCATTATTCAGCAAATGCAGAATCAGTCACTCTATCGAGACGGTGTGGCGGGATTTTCATTTCCGGTCATCTCAGCTGATAAACGTGTTATCGGATTTAAAAACGACGGCGGCGTATATGTGGCAGACGTTGAAATTCCCGGCACAGATAAAATACCTCCGCGCGACGGACCGCAATATATTTCCGTTGTTAAATCGAAAAATGACGGGCGCGTAGGTATCGGATTCAATCCAAAAAACGGCTTAACATTCGCTCTGCTTGATGATGATTCAGTGTCCTATATAGCTGACCGGATCGGTGGCGGTGGAACCATCCCTGATATCCGCGGGCAATGGGGGGCGCGGGTATTTAATCCCCGACACTATATCGGCGACGAATACAATACCGCTTCAGTTCTGGACAAAGGTTCTCGCACTTTCGACGCTCGCCAGTTATCTGAAGGAGCGCAGGATACGCTTGTTATGGCCGCGCCACTGGCTACAGCAATCCGTATTGCTTTCGTTTATGGTCAGTCAAACGCCGGTCTTGGCGGTTCAACGGGGAGAATTGTAAATACTGCTCCGTGGGCGTTTTCCACCTGGGGATTCGCTGGCGTGAATGGTTCGAGTCAGCAGGGCACTGTTCATATGTCTGCAGCATCGCTCACCGACTTTGTACCGGCGTTGGACTACTCTTCTGCACAGTCACCGGCGATCTGCTCTGCATACGGAATCACGCAGCGTAACGCAGAACTTGGGCGCGATGACCCCGGCTATATTGCCGCAACAGCGTGGCACGGTAGTCAGCCAATCAGCTCATTTTACCCAAATGCACAGTCAGGCTACTGGAATTATGAAAACGCAGTGACGTTCCTGCAACGTGCCGTAGAGATTGCTGCGGAGTATGGCCGATCTGCGGTGCTTGACGTTATGCAATGGATTCAGGGAGAAGCGGGGCCAACAGGTCGCGATAACTACGCCACTCAGCTGAATGACCTTTTCAACACTATTCTACCCGGGTACAAAGTCGCGACGGGGCAGGCTAATGATGTACTGGTGGCTATCTGGCAAACGAACATGTCGAAAGCCGCAAGCGGCGAGAACTACGCATCGCAAGGTCAGTGGGACGTAGCGAACAGCCGCGCAGATAGTTTCCTAGCTGGGCCGATGTACCAGTTTAAGCTCGGTGACGAACCGGGTACTGGTCCCAGCACTGTTCACACAGGGCCAGAGGGCAGGTTGATGCTGGGTGAGACCTATGCGGACGTTTACTCCAGCATCGTTGATAAAGGGGCGTGGAAACCGGTACAGCCGGTGTCTGCGGTTCTATCCGGAAATATTGTCGATATCACTTTTGAAGGTACGCCTTTCGAGGCATTTGGCGCAAAACTGTCAATCGATAGCGACTGGGTACCCGATACGCCAAACCTCGGATTTACGTTCCCCGGTGCGACCATCACAGCCGTTGAAATAACCGGGGCCAAAACCGTTCGCCTGACGCTTTCGGCAGCTCCGGAAGCAAGCAACAGAACGCTACGTTACGCGATTGACGCATTTGACGATGTGACCTACTGGCCGACACGCCGCGGCAACCTCATGGTTGAAACCGACCGAAAATCCTGGTGGAACTCGCAGGGAGTGAATATCCCGCGAAACGTTCGCCACTACGCTATTCGTTTTGAAATCACTGTTACGGAGTAACCAATATGCCAGGAATTGTTGTTGCACAAAATTTTAAAAATAATGCGTTGCCAGCGGGGGAAAGTCTGGCATCTGCGCTGATTGCCGACTCAGGCGTAAAAAACTGGTTTCAGGCCGATGCGAATTCTGTAACCCTGAGTGGCAATGATATTGCCTCATTCAATGACCGGAAAGGCACCGCCAGCAAGTTGACCCGCGCTGATGCAGCTAAAGGTGCAACCCTGGTGAGCAATGCATTCGGGCCATACTCTGGAGCAAGATTCAACGCGGCAGAATCCGACAGGTCTATGTTTAGCGGCGATACGCTCGATTTAACGCAGCCGTTCAGTTGGTCAGGCGTTGCCACGTTAAGATCACTGGCTGCATCCAGTAACTTATGCGGCACTTTTACCTCATCATCGGTTCGCGCCATTCTCAACGTATCGGTATCCGGTGGTAATGCAGGGAAATTAACGTTTCAGTTTGGTACGGCGACATGTGTTGGCCCGACACTGGATCTGAATACGCCGTTTGCGTTCGTTTGTGGTTATGATGGGACGAATATTTTCCTGCGCGTGAATGGTGTGATGGCTTCTGTTGCTGCTGCTGGAAGTCCTTCTTCTTCGGCATTCGCCCTGGGCGCATTACCTGGTGGTTCTCAGTTCTGGGATGGTGACGTGTCCGATCTCTTTCTGTGTACCGTCGCAATGAACACCAGTGCTGGAGCATCATTGCTCGCAAAGCTGACGGCATTTTATAAAGACGTGTATGGACTTACGCTGTAA